TATAAGATCAAGAAAGGAAATAGAAAGATTGATTCTTTAGTTGAATTAAATCTCAGAAATAAAGTAAGTCCATATTCTCCAGTTTGGATAGGATCTGATATCACATTTATTAAAGGTATTGGTGGAGGAGGTACTGGTGGTGGACCTGGCGGTGGTCCAGGTGGTGGAGGATTTGGTCCAGGTGTTGTTCCAGGTAGTGCTATTGTTAATAGTGTATTAGCACCAGTTGCAATGCCAGCAGTTCAAGATAAGATTACTGTTATATTTGATCCTATGACTAGAAGTGCTTCTACTAGTGCTTCATCTACAGGAGCAGTTCAGATTACTTGGCCAACTATCAACCAAGATGCTGGTACTAATCTTATTAAGGTCTTTAAAGAAATCACTCACATTCAAACAGGTGGTTCTGTTAAGATGAGAATACCATACATCTATATTGATGCAAATGGCAATCGCCGTGTTGGTCCTCCTCCTGGAGGTGGAGGAGCTCCTCCTGGAGGTGGAGTAGGTCCAGGAGATCCAGTTGTGGGTAAGAGCACTATATATGAATTAGGATTTGTAGATCATCGTTATTGGAATCCTGCTTGGAATAGTTCCGCACCTGCTCATCTAAATAATATGTCATTGAGACCATCATTCTTGATGTGGGAGAATGCGAAATTCATGGATACAGGAAATGTATCACATAATTCTGTATCAGTTTCCGCTTTAACTATTGAAGAAATGACAAGATGGGGATATGACTTAGCAGACTTTGCAGATAATGCAGGTTCAGGTGTATCCGATGCTGGATATGTTTTCAACGTAGGATATCCAAGTATAAATTATTATTTGGGAAGAATAAATGTAAACATAAACGATAGTAGTACTGTTGTTTATGCAGAAAATACTACTGATTTCCCTGCAACGGGAACTTTACAGTTAGGAAAAGAACAGATCACTTATACTGGTAAACAAAGTGATCGTTTTACAGGATGTACAAGAGGTGTTAATGGTACTACCGCACAATCGCACGATACCAACGAACCTTACTTTAGAAGTGCGTAATTAAATACGTATAAATAAACCAGATTCAGTCTTACAAAATCACGGCAATTAGACAATGGCAGCTATTATTTCAGAAAAGTTTAGAATCTTCAATGCGAAGCAATTCTTAGAGTCGCTAAGTGAGGCGGCTGCAACTAACATGTATTTCTTCGTTGGAAGACCTCAAAAATGGTATGGTTACCTTGAGATCTACAACCAAAGCGGAACATTCCAAGTTGGTGAAACAATTACAGGTGGTGGTTTAACCGCTACAATTAATGAGGTTCATACAAACAGTCTCCTCGTTACTGCAACAACCACTACAGCAGCACCAGCAGCAGGTAGCACCGTAACTGGTGGTACATCATCTGCAACCGCTAAGACAAAAACTTATAGGTATGCAACTGAAGATGCTCCTCCTGCTCCAATAGATAATCAAATTGATAAAACTGCCGTATATGATGATTTGATTGCTGCCAAGCGTATCACATCTACATTTGCTCGTCTTGTTGCTCCTCGTTTCAATTGGAGTTTATCAACAAACCCTAAGTTTGATATGTATCGTCCTAATTACTCTGTTACACCTGGTGGTGGTGGAGCGATTGGTGTACAGACTGCATTAGGTAATTCCGCATTATCTGGATCTAAGTATTATGTAATGAACTCCAACTATGAGGTGTTCAAGTGTTTATATAATGGTCAAACACCTGCTAATGCAACAGGTATTAACGCAACATATGAACCAAAGACTTCTCCTACTGCTGGACAAGGTACTTATGCAAATGGTCTCTTTACTGAGAGTGCTACTGGATATATTTGGAAGTATATGTACACTTTAAGTACTGCTGATGTTATAGCATTCTTATCAAGTGATTTTCTTCCAATGGGAACATATGATGGTACTGCTGTTGTTGATGGTGCAGTTCATATTGCTGTAATTCAGGATGGTGGTGCTAACCTTCCTACATCTGATGAACTTTTTGTAAAAGTTGATGGTGATGGATCTGGTGGAATCGTTAAGATTACTACCACTGCTGGTGGTGCTATTGGTTCTGTAACAATGGAAGCAGCTGGTTCTGGATACACATATGGTAATGTACGTATAGTTAATGGTAATGTATTCTCAGATGCTGGTGTTACAACTAATCTTCCTATTAATGCAAATGCCACTGGTGCTGTTGAAGTAATCATGTCACCTGAAGGTGGTCATGGTGCTGATCTTGCTTCTGAATTCTTTGCTAAGAGAGTTATGACGAATATTCGTCTAACTTATGCAGAAGGTTCTGGAGATTTCCCAGTAGATAATGATTTCCGTAGAATTGGAATCATTCAAGATCCATATAACTATGGTACTACAACTGTTGCTACTGCAAGTACTCTTCGTGGTACTGCTGCACTTAAGTTAACAGGTAGTGGTGATTATACCATTGATGAAGAGATTACTCAAACAGTTAGTGGTGGTACTGCTAAGGGTAGAGTTGTTTCATGGGATGCAACCAATGGTATATTAAAGTATTTCCAATCCCCTGACCTCCATACACATAATGGTAAAGTTCTAGCATTTGATCATGCTACAAATAACGTGACAGGTGCTACATCAACAACTGCACGTCCTATTGATGGAAACCAAGATACAGCACTTGCTGATATCTCTTTCACAGACGGAAAAGCAAACCCTGAGATCGCACCTAACTCTGGAGATATAGTATACATAGAGAACAGAAGACAAATTACCAGAGCTGCTGACCAGATTGAGGACATCAAGCTCGTAATTGAATTCTAATCTTATCCAAAATACGAGAGATAAAGTGAGATGCCTCAGAAGACGAACCTAAACGTAGCTCCATACTACGATGATTTTGCCCAGGATAAGAACTTCTATAAGGTGCTCTTTCGCCCTGGATATTCCATCCAAGCAAGAGAGTTAACCCAGTTACAGTCTTCTCTGCAAAATCAAATTGAGAGTTTTGGTAAATATGCCTTTAAACAAGGTGAACTGGTAATACCAGGTGAAGTTGCTCTTAATACTAAACTAAATTTTGTTAAACTATCATCTGTAACAGAGATTCCTACTAATGTAGATGGGAATGTAGTTTATAAGAAGTATGATATTACTCTTTTAAAAGGACAACAATTAAAAGGTTTAACTTCAGGTGTTATTGCAAATGTAGTTGAAGCAGCAATTGCTACTGAAACTGCTTCTGATGTTGTATATGTTAATTATGTTAATAGTGGTAATGCAGGTAATGAGGACACATTCCGTCAAGGTGAGACCCTAGAGGTAGTAGACGGAGTAAATACACCACTGATGGTGGTTGGAACCGATGGAAGCGTACTTCCTACTAGTATTTCTATTACTGATCCTGACACAGGTGCATCGTCATCGCTCGTAAGTAATGCGATGGGATATGCTTCTGCTGTTAAAGTAGAAGAAGGAATTTATTTTGTAAATGGGTATTTTGTAAGAAATGCTTCTCAGTTACTTGTAATTAATAAGTACTATGACAAACCCTCAGCAAAAGTAGGATTTAAAATTGAAGAAACTATAGTCTCATCTGAGACTGATGAGTCTCTTTATGATAATGCTATTGGATCAAGCAACTATAGTGCTCCAGGTGCAGATAGATTAAAGATTGCATTAACATTATCTCAATATAGTTATACTGCAACTACAGATAAGAATTTTATTCAATTATTGACTATTAAGTCTGGTTCTGTCCAGAGTCAAGTAGTACAAACGGATTATAATCTTCTTGAGAATACTCTTGCAAGAAGAACATTTGATGAGTCTGGTGATTATGTTGTTGATGATTTCTCTCTTGATGTTAGAGAGTATTTTCAAACAGGTGGTAATTTAGGTGTTTATTCTGCTGATTCAGTAACTGGATTGGTAAATGGTTTTACAACTACAGTAGCAGCAGATAAATTGCTTGCTAGTGTTGGACCAGGTAAAGCATATGTTAAAGGATATGAGATTGTTAATAAAGAGACAAAACATCTTACTCTTAATAAAGCAAGAGAAACACTTGATAGATCTGATATTCGTTTAAAGACTAGTGGACTTCCTACTTACAAAGTAAATAATACTTTCGGAACAGTTCCTCTTAACGCAGAAGGATCTGATTTAACTCCATATCCAAATGTATTTCTTTGTGCTAATTTTAATGATGGATCTATTGGATTAAATAATACTGAGACTACAACTGCTGCAAAACAAACTACAGATCGCCGTGGTAAGTATTTTAATATTGATACAGGAATTAAAACAATATATGTTAAACTTGATTCTTCTGTAAATATTGATTTAATTGGTGGATCAGCAACAACTGATAATGATGCCAGATTAGCAGCATTATCAAATCTCTGGTATATTGTTAATAGAAGTGGTACTACGTATACAGTTTCTTCCGTATCTGCTATTGCTTTTTCTATTGTAAACAGAATTGAAGTTGATTCAAGCACAAGTCAAACTTTTCTTGAAATTACAATTAGTGGAAAGAAAAGTGAATTGGATGAGAAGTTTATTGAATATGATAATGAAGATACAAGTAAGAATAGAAAATTATTCTTAACAGAGAATGAGGCAAAAAATACTTCTGCAACAGAATTTGGAACTATTGTTGATTATAATGAAACTATTACTCCTATAATAGGACTTGCTAAACCAAGTAACGTAACTCTTATTGAAAAAGGTGATGGTTTTAATCCAGATATAGATGTTGTTGCTTCAAAAGGAAGACAATCTAATGGTAATGCAGTTTATAATACTACCTTTGGATTATCTTATTTTGATCCTCAATTCTTTACTAAGATTTTATTAGATGGTCCTCTTCCAACATCAACTACTAGCAATCCTAAGTTTGATAATGGAATGTATGTTTATGGTCTTCAAAGTGGTGCTTATGGTGTTATAGAAGGTGCTGCCGATCAATCATACAGTAAGTATAAAACTTTAATGGTTAAAACACTGTTTGGAACATTCCAATCAGGAGAACCAATTAGAGATGAGAAGAATAATACTATAAGAATTCGTAAAGATAATACTATTTCTCATTTTGTTGTTGTTAATAGAGGAGCAAATTATAACGCAGGAGTAAAATTAAGAATTGATGGTGTTGATTATGATATATCAAAAATCAATTTAAATCTATCTGGCAACAAGATTATCAGTGCTGAGATTGTAAATAGAGATCTTGTTAATGTAGAATATTCAAGACCTCCTGTTGTTAATGTAGTTGATGCTAGTGGTTCATCTGGTACAGGTGCTGTTGTTACACCAGTACTGGTAAGGGATTCTATTGTTACATATACTCCACAGAATGTTAAGTCATTCTTCTGTGAGTTTGGTTCTGGTAATGCTAATACATATACTTCTGATATTGAAGTTAATAGAGAAAAATATGCCGAAGTTAAAGCAGTAACAGATTTCACATTTAGTGGTGAACAGGGTAAGAAATTTATTGAATGTAATGGTTTTGGAGGAGACACTTCAAAATTCTTACAACAAGGAGATTTAATACAATTTACTGATACAACTGATACAACTATTCGTGCAATTGTTCAACAGGCTACACAACCATCTGGTGTATTGAAGTCTAGAGTTTATTTGGATAGATCTCTTCCTGCTGCTGTAACAAATACTAGTGTTGTTAGAGTACGTCCTGCAATTAGTAATTTTAATCAAGGAACTCTTCTTTATAAGACAGGAACTAATCAAGTTAGTTCTCTTATTTCAAGTGCTGAAGATTCTAAAATTTCTTATTTCTTAAGAAGAGATTTTGTAAGTACTGGTAGTGGATTAACTAATGGTGGATTTGCTTTTGCTGCTCAATTAGATTATGGTACACAAAGGTTTGTTTCATTTACTGAAAGTAATTTCTTAATTACTGTTCTTGATCCAGGTACTACTTCTGGTAGTTCTCTTATAGCAAAAGGTGATGTAATTTATATCACTTCAAATCAAGTAAGTATTACATCATCTGTAGATGCTTCTAGTGGATTAACTTCTGGTAGTGTTACTTTAAATCTTCCAGATAATTATTTTGGTCCTGCATCTTCAACGTACACTGCATTTCCTAAATTAAAATTAACTGCTACATTAGAGGTTACTAAAGCAAAACCAAGACTTAAGACATCTGTTGAAAATAAGAGAATTGTTATAGATTCTATTGGTGATTCAGTTCTTCCTTTAAGAGGGATTGATTATGATACTACTAGTACAAATGTATCATCATATGCTGATGTATATAAGTTAAGGTATGTTTATATGGGATCATCATCTGATGCTCCTACTGTAGACAAGAATGGAACTCTTGTTAGTGGTACAGATATAACACAGAGATTTACATTTGATGATGGTCAGAGAGATACTTTATATGATATTTCTAGAATAGTATTAAAACCAGGTGCAGAGGTTCCCTCTGGAAAACTTGTAGTTGCATTTGATTATTTTGAGCATACTGCTGGTGATTTTATTACTGTAGATTCATATCTACATGAAGCTGGTGTTGCAGCAGGTGATATACCTGATTATAATTCTCCTGCATTAGGTAATGTTAGTTTGAGTGATGTTATTGACTTTAGACCTAAAGTAGATAGTGCTGCTATTATTTCTGGATTCCAGAATAGTGCTACTACCAATGCAACTTTATTAGGTGCTGCAAATACAAGATCATTTACAGGTAGTGGTGGTATTGTTTCTAGTACTCCTGCTCCTGATAGTGGGTTAGAATATACATTCTCATTTACACAAAAACAATATCTTGATAGAATTGATGGTATTTTCTTGAATAAGAAAGGTAATTTTATAGTTAAAGAAGGTAACTCATCACTCAATCCATCTAAACCTGATCCAGTTAGTGATGCTATTGCATTGGCATATCTTTATATTCCTGCATATACACAGTCAAATAAAGATGTAAGAATTTCTCCTGTTGATAATAAGCGTTATACAATGCGTGATATCGGCAAGTTAGAGAAGAGAATTGAAAGATTAGAATACTATACAACATTGAGTATACTTGAACAACAAGCACTCAATATGGAGATTATTGATTCTTCTGGAAACAATCGTTATAAGAGTGGTTTCATTGTAGACAATTTTGAGACACATAAGATTGGTTCTTTAAGATCTGTTGATTATAAATGTGCTATTGACACACAACAATCTGTATTAAGAGCACAATCTAAAGAAGATTCATTTAAGTTAGAAGAAGTTTATACTAGAGATGATCAGAGAACTACTGCTGGTTATAAGAGAACTGGAGATCGTGTAACACTCCCATATACAGAATTAAAGTTGCTTGGCAATGATTTTGCTACTAAGACAATTAATCCAAATCCATTTGTTGTTCTTCAATATGTTGGTGATTCATTTATTGGACCAAGTGTAGATTCTTGGTATGATAATAATGTAGCACCATTAGTAAATGATAATAATACTAATCTTTATTCTATATTCCTAGCAAAAGATAGCATTAGAGATTCTTTATCAAGTCTTTATAATTCATATAAAGTTAATTGGATTGGTGCTAATAGAGCATTCTTTAATATTGGATCATTTGCTGAAACTAATAGCAATGTGTCAAATTCAAATGTTGCTAATGCTTCTGTGGGAAGTTCTTCAAATATCAGTCCACAGAATAATGAAGTTGGTAAGGGTATCAATACTAAAGGTGTAGGTTCTAATGTTGTTGCAACTTCATTATCATTCTTTGCAAGAAGCGTTCCTGTTAATTATGTAATTAATCGTTTAAAGCCTAACACAAAGGTATATGCCTTTATGGAAGGTCAGAATATTGCACGTTGGGTATGTCCTGATAGTAGATATACAGGTATTGCTGGTAATTCTCTATCCGCATTTAATGGATCTATAACTACAGATGAAAATGGTAATGCTAGTGGTGTTATTTTAATTCCTGCTGGTAAAGCACCTAGAGAGAATACTACATGGACAGGTAATGTAGATACTGTTCTTTATGATGATGCTTCTAATGAAGTTAGATTTACTACTGGTGTTAAGACTATTAGATTTACATCAAGTTCAACTGATGCTGATAAAAATGAAGTAGAAACATATGCTGAGGTTAAGTATTATGCTACTGGAGTGATTCCAGATAATCCTTCTTCTATTGTTTCAACTTCTCCTGCATTCTTCAAATCTAATGAAGGAACACAGTTAACTGCAAGTAATACTGCTAATCCAATAAGACCTAATCCACTTGCACAAACATTTAAGGTTGAGAACTTTGATGGTGGTGTATTTACAACTGGTGTTGATTTATACTTCTCAACAAAGAGTGATAAGATTCCTTTTAGAGTTTATGTAACTGATGTAGTTAATGGAAAACCTGGTAAGAATATTATTCCAGGAACACAGAAGGTTCTTTCTCCAGATACTTATTTAAGAGTAGTTGCTAGTTCCAATTTAGAAGTTACTAAAGGAGAAAAAGTAACTGGTGGAATATCTAATGCTTCTGGTCCTATTTCTAGAGTATTTGATAAGAATAAACTTGAAGTAACTCCATCTTCTGCTGGTGTATTCTCATTAACAAATGATCAAGTCTATACATTAGTTCTTAGTAATCATACTGGTGTATCATTCCAACAAGATGAAACTTTAAGTGTACCTTCAATAACACTTGCTAATAATACAAATAATACTACTAATACTCTTAAGATATCTAAAGATTCTGGTAGAGTAACTGGATTATCTGTAACTAATACTGGTTCTTCTTATGATTCTGCAATTTTAACTATTGAAAGTCCTCAGAACCCAGGTGGTGGTACTGCAACTGCAATAGTAAGAGTTGGTGGTGGTAAAGTATATCATTCTGAAATAGTTCTTTCTGGTTCTGAATACACCGAACCTCCTGCTGTAGTTATTGCAGGTACTGGTACAGGAAATGCTGGTGCTGTAATATCATCTTCTATTACTATAGATAGTCCAGCAGTTAGAATGGGTGTTGCTATTGATGATTCAACAACTACTGCTGTTAATTCTACAACTCCAACTAACTTTAAGTTTGATTATCCAGTTTACTTACAAAATGATACCGAATATGCTCTTGTATTAGAAACAGATTCTGTTGATTATCTTGTATGGGCATCTAAGTTGGGTGAAACAGAGATTGCCACTAGTACAACTGTCACAACACAACCTTTATTAGGTTCTCTCTTTAAGTCTCAGAATACTAATGCTTGGACAGAGGATCTATTTGAAGATCTTAAGTTCAATATTCATCGTGCTAATTTTGATATTTCTAGAACTGCATCACTACTTCTTACTAACGAAGAACTTGGATATGAAAAACTTGATGCTAATCCAATAGAAACTAATGCAGAAGCAAATACTGGTGCTACTTCATCTCTCTTTAAGAATAATAACTTTAAAGTTAAAATCAATCATCATGATAATGGATTTGAAGATTCTGGAAAATCATATGTATTCTTTAAGTCAGCAAGTGATGTTGGTGGAGTAACTGCTACTAAATTAAATTCCGATTTATATCAGGTAAGTAATAGTGGTGTTGATAGTTATGTTATCACAACTTCAAGTAGAGCATCTTCAAATGCATTTGGTGGTGGTACAAATGTACTAGCATCCTACAATAGAAAATTTGAAAAGGTTCATGCTATTGTTCCTAATCTTTCATTCTCACAGACTAAGATTGATTCTACAGTTAAGACAACAAATGTTAAACCAGTAGATGATAATGTAGGTACATTTACATCTTATACACAATCAGACTATGAGAAGACATTTTTAAATGAAGATTTCTTCTTTATTAATCAGAAAGTTCTTGCATCACCTATTAATGAATCTGTTAATAGTATTGATAGATCCTTAACATATAAACTTGATATTTCAAGTACTGTTTCTCATCTTTCACCGTTAGTTGATCTCTCTAGAGCATCACTTAAGACTATTTCAAATAAAGTTGAATATGCTGTTGGACAAGAAGATAGATTTGGACGTAGAGATCAAATTCTTGAATTTTATCCTGTATATGAATTTACTGTTACTAATACACACAGTGGAACTGCTATTACCACACCAGGATCTAATGTACAAGGATTAGATACAGTTACTGGTGTTACGAGTAATGCTTCTGGTAAAATTGTTAAAGTTGATGGTTCTACTTTAACTGTTGTTGTTAAGACAACTAATACATTCCAAGCTGGTGAGACTCTTAGTTTTGCTACACAAACAGCATTGAATGATGATGGTACTAATAAAGTTACTGTTAATAATGCTGATATACTAAGAGTAGTTCCAACATTCCCTAATACAACAGCAGTAAGTAAAGTAACTGGTAGAAGTCCAGATGGATTTGCAAATACTTATGATAATACAATTGATGCTGCTATTGTTCTTTGGGATAGTGAAGCAGGTCAGTTAATTATTACTAATGATAAGCAACCAATTAATGATGATTATACAAGTAAAGTAAGTGGTATTGCTAATGATCCATTTACTAGAAATTCAGTTGTTGGTTCACAGGCAACTGATGTATTCCGTGTAGATGATTTCTTATCATATACTGGACAAACAACTGGAGAAGAAGGATTTATTCAGGTATCTAAAGTTTCATATACTGATGGTGTAGATTTCATTTCTGATGTTAAATCTAAGAATAGTTCTACTATTGCTAAGTACGTAACTAAGGAAGTTGCTATTGAAAATCCAGCAACAGGAATCAATGTCAAGATCACTGCTAATACTAGTGATATAAACAACATAGGACTCCTATATAGAATAAAGAAATCTTCATCTCAAGAGAACTTTGAGGATATTGAATGGGTATACTTCAATAGTACAGGTGTACCAGATACAGACACAATTGCTACCTCAGAGAACTCTATCAGTGGCATCACTGAGAAGCAATCATCTTATCAGGAGTTGAGTTATAGCGTTGAAGATCTTCCTGAGTTTTCATCATTCGCTGTGAAAGTTATTATGAAGTCACGTAACCCTGCTTACGTTCCTAAGATTCAGGATTTAAGAGCAGTAGCATCATACTAATTAGAGGATCAATCCAATGCCACAAAGAAGTGTAGCAAGTAATTATACGTT